TTTTTAGGTTAGTTTTTAAGCGAAAACCGCTCTAAATTAGAGCGGTTTTTTTCATTTAAAACTGTATGAGGTTGCGAGGGAAAAGTGTATGTGCTGCGCGAAGAAAGTGTATGGCGACGAGAAAAATTAGTATATTAGCGTTTCTCTATATAGGGAAATGCTAATGTTACATACACTTTTCGTCAAAATCCATACACTTTCTGAAAAGTGTATGTAAAAGTGTATGGCGTGGAACCATTGGTATTACTAGCTTTAACCATTTCCATACACTTTATACACAATATTAGTAAACATTCATTGCTGAGAGAAATAGATAGGAATATGACCCTACAAGGCTGTGAAATCCGCGCCAGTGTAATTCTGGGAAAAGTTTGGACTGAAAAGTGTATACTGTATGGAAATGAAATTAGCATATATGTTGAGTGAGTAATGAGTATGCTAAATGTGTAACGCGGAAAATTGGTGTTTTATGCTGTTTGGGTAGGGTAGTTTAGTGTTTGGGGTAACGGGCTTTTGCGGTTGTGCGGTTGTTCGTTTAGCTCAGGAGTTTGGTACTATTCGCGCCTTAACGAAACGAGGGCAGGAAATGGATGAGATTGACCGCGCTACCGAATTAGCGGCAAAGTACCTAGAAATCAATTTAAGGGCCGCTAGAGGCGCTATCGTTGAGCATCGTGATGCAGAGGCTCAGATTTGCGGTTCGTGCGATTACGCTAGACTAGGATATGGGATTGAGTGTGACGCATGGCCAGAGTGTTTAAACGAACATCGCAAGAGGGGTTTGTTATGATCGCAATAAATCCGGTGACAAAAGACCGCTTGACCACTGGTCACGTTTCTGATAAATATCGGGATAACTGTGATGCTATCTTTGGTGATAGCAAGAAACTATCAGAAAACAAAAACTTGATTTCTAAAACAGAAAAGAGTATGAAAAATGGCAACAAGACAGAAAACTGGCGGCAGAGCTAAAGGCACACCAAACAAACTAACCACATCGGCTAAGGAGAACATCGCTTGTGTGTTCGTTAGGCTTGGTGGTTATGAGGCTATGACCGATTGGGCGCGTGACAATCAAACAGAGTTCTACAAGATTTACTCTAAACTTATTCCTGTTGAACTAATTGGCGACGAAGAAAAGCCATTGGCTATTAAAGCAACACTTGACGTTTCATCTTTATCAACAGCCGCACTCGCTGAGATTCTTACCTTAAAAGATGCAACTAACGCCTGAAGATTTAAAGAATGTAGAGCGCGAGATTTGTAAGCGCGCGTTTGCGATGTGTGCACAACGAGCGTGGCACGTTTTAGAGCCTTCAGCGGAGCTTAAATGGGGTTGGGCACTAGATGCTATCTGTGAGCATTTAGAGGCCGTCACGGACGGCAGAATCAAGCGCCTGCTTATCAATGTCCCGCCTGGTTCTATGAAGTCTTTGCTAACTGGTGTTATATGGCCAGCTTGGGAGTGGGGGCCACGCGGTATGCCTGAAATGCGTTACGTTGGCACCGCGCACGAAGAGACTTTAGCTATTCGAGACAGTCGCAGGTGCCGCGATCTAATCAAGTCAGAATGGTATCAGTCGCTATGGCCTATCGAGCTTGCTAGAGACTTAGACGGTAAGCGCGAGTTTGGTAACACAAGCAAAGGCATCAGGCAAGCCCGTTCATTCACCTCTATGACTGGTGTTCGTGGTGACCGTATTATCCTCGACGATCCTATCAGCGCAGACAATGCAAACTCTGAAGCCAAGCTTGAAGCCGCTCGAATAGCATTCACAGAAACACTGCCGACGCGGGTTAATAGCGAAAAGTCAGCAATCGTGGTGATTATGCAGCGCCTTAGCGAAAAGGACGTTTCTGGCGTGATTACAGAGATGGGTTTGCCTTATGTTCATTTGCGTATCCCGATGCGCTTTGAGGCAAACCAGCGATGCGTAACAGACATTGGCTGGTGCGATCCGCGCAAGGTAGATGGTGAGCTTATGTTCCCTGAGCGTTTCGGCGAGGAAGATGTAACCGCACTAGAGAAAACGCTAGGTAGTTATGGTGCTGCCGGTCAGCTACAGCAACGACCAGCGCCACGAGGCGGCGGGATTATCAAAGAATCGTGGTTTAGATACTATGAAGATGTTCCAGACC